GTCCAAATAGCGCCATTGATTACCCCAGATAGCCGAGACGAACACGCAACACGTTGTTGGCGTCGTAGACCGAGACGTTCAGTGAGTTGATCACCAAGCGCCCTTGTCCTGGAACGATGCCGTTAATTTCGAGTGTGCCGTCTTTGTTGAGGATCCAGCCTTGCTGGCCGGCGATGTAGTTGGTCGAGCTGATGTAGCTGCCGATCTTGGCGTTGGTGATCGTTCCGTCTTGGATGAACGCCGAGTTCATGAACACCTGCCCGCCCTGCACTGCGAACGGCACCGCAATGGCGCCGCCGGCGATGGTGTTGACGATGGCGAAACGGTCGGCACTAACCAGGAACTGGCTCTGCAAGCCTGCCCCGGTATTCTCGATTCCGAGACCGATGCCGGCCGCGACGTACTGCCCATTCGCCGTGACCTGCATTTTCACCGACCACATGGTGCTGAGCTTGCTGGCCGTATCCGCGTAAGCCGTCGATGTTTGCTGAATGGCCGCCGAGTTTTGCCCGACAGAAACATTCAACTGGTCGATCTTCGTCGCGGTCGCCGATTCGTTCGTGGCCACCACCTCTTCAAGCTCGGTGATGTTTGCCGCGTTCTCCCCGATTTTCGCGTCGAAGGTCGTGATGCGCCTTGCCATAGCCTCGTTTTCGGAGGCGCGAACCTTCGATTCGGAAGCGATCGCCGCCGTGCTGGTGTAGCTCTTGATCGCGTCAGCGAGATCGCCAGCGCCGTCATCGTCTCGGTAGGAGGCGCGAAGGGCTTCGAAGGCCGTCGCTTGCGCAGTAACGACGCCGTCGAGCTCGTCGATCTCGACTGTATGCGTTGCTACCTGCTGAGCAAGGCCATTTGCCGTTTCCACCGTCTGCCCAACGTCGAGCCAGTAGAGCGGGTTCGGTGGCGGCATGTTGAGCGGCACCGGACCGGTAGCCTGATAGATCCGCTTGCCCTGCACCACCAGGTCGTACTCTTCGTAGGTGGCTTCCGGGTTGTAGCCTTTCAGGCCCTCGAGCGCATCGATCTGCTCTTGAAGGCCTGGGATCTTGTCGATCTCGTCTCGCAGATCCTGACCGAGCTCCGTTTCCGTAATCTGGCCGGCGATCATTTCCAGAATGGCTGCTGCGTCGGAACTAGATTGCCCCTGTACGCCAAGCCCGATCGGATACCACGGCCCGATGTTGCCGATCTTGTCGACGACGCGCCCCCAGAAATAGAAGGTCGCACCCGCGCGCAGGCCGAGCATTGAGAAATCACTCTGCGGATAGGCCAGGTCTGTCAGCTTGGTTGCCGCTTCCAGTGAGGTCGTCGGGCCGTACCAGATCTCCGTGCGCTGGCTGTCCTCGGCGCCAGCAGGGAAACCCCACTTGAGATAGATGCCGAACAGCAGCGGCGTTGCGGTCAAGAATGCCAGTGCCGGCGGCAGCCCCTGTTTCCCGCTAAGGTTAGTCAGGATCGAGTTGCGCCACGGCGACGTGATGTCAAACGCGCTCACTGCGCGCACCCTGGCCACATAGGCGCCTGCGTAGATGCCGACCACGTCCACGTTGGTCATGCCAGTGCGTTGCAGCTTGATCCAGTTGCCGCTGTCCTTGCGCCATTCGACGTCATAGCCGACGGCACCATCCACGGCGTCCCAGTTGATGGTCATGGTGGCCACGGCCATCCCCTGCACAACCGATGAAGTCGACGACAGCGAAACGCTCGCCGGCGCCGGAACGACGGTGATCGGGATCACGCTGATCGGGCGCTCTTCCAGGCGTGCGCCGGTGTCGATGAAAGCGAACTTGCTCGGTTCGAACTGGAGCGCGCTGATTTCGTAGTCGCCCTCGGTGGTGCGCTTGGTGCGCAGTACGCGATACAGCGGGATCGCCAAGTCATCGGCATCAAGCGCCCATTGCAACTGCGCCACCGGCGGTTCGCTGTAGGCAACCGTGACAGTGACGGCGCGGCCGCTGACGCTCTGCACAGTGCGTCCTTCGGCGCGGCCGCCCGGCAGATTGATGATCAGTCGATCACCGGCCTTGGCCTGGGTGTCGCGATCGAGCGTGATAACCCGCCCCGCCACCGCCGAGATACGGCCGCCGACTTCACGACCCGCCAGCAGCGAATCCGCCACCGGGATGATATGGCCCGGCAACGGGATCACGCCTTCCATGCCGGTCTTGAACGAGACGGTGCGATCCTGGTTGTTGCTGAGGATCGCCCACTTGCCGCGGCGCTGGGCCTCGGATGCGCGAGTGCAGCCAATGGCGCTCAGCTCGGTCGGCCGGTCGCCGTAGCGGCGCTGCAGATCCAGGTCAGCAAACGGGATGACGTCGGTGTCGTAGTTGTTCGCCGGGTTGTCGTAGCTGACCAGTGCCCGGGTGTAACGGGTTTTCGCCGAGGCGCTGCCGTAGGAGAACTTACCGTCGATCACGTTCGACCGGGTGAACACATAGTCGAAGTCCCGCGCGCGCGGCATGTCCGCCTGCATCACCAGCTGGCCTTGCGCCCAGTACGTCATGCCCCGGTAAATCGCCGAGATGTCGCGCAGCAGCGACCATGCATCAGCCTTGCCCTGCAGGTTCATGTCACAGAGAAAGCGCGGTTCCTGGCCGCCCAGTCCGTTCGGCACCAACTCGTCGCAGTATTGGGCGATGCGGTACAGCTCCCACTTGTCGACCATGAACGGCTTGATACGTTTGCCCAGGCCGAAGCGGTCCTCGGTGCAGATGCCGTACGTGATCCACGCGGGGTTATTGGTCCAGGCCGACTTCATCGAACCGTCCCACGTCCCGGTGTAGGTGCGCTGGATCGGGTCGTAGTTGCTCGGCACCATCCAGCGCCGAGCCTTGCACTTCACGGTTACAGCCGGAATGTTGGTGAACTGCTCGGCGTCGAACTCGATGTAGAGCAGCGCAGTGTTCGGGTAGCGCAGCTTGGCGTCGATCACCTCGGTGTAACCGGCCACCAGCATGGTGTCGGCGATCTTGTTGGTGTTCTGGTTCGGCGTCAGGCGGCGCACGCGGATCTGCCAGCCAGTGGTGGCGTCCGGTAGATCGATGCGGCGCGAGCGCTCGTAGCGCGTGGTGGTCTTGCCATCGACGGCGTCAACCAGCACCTGCTGATAAGCGCCGCCGTCGGTGGCCACGTCGATTGCGTACTCGATCCGGTAGCCGCCGACGTTGCCCTGGTCGTCAGAGCGTTGCAACGCCGGCCATGCCAAACGCATGCGCACGGCGGAAAGCTGGGTGTTGGTGATCGAGCGCACCCACGGCGAATCGCTGCGCAGCTCGATGTTTAGCGACGTCTCGTTCTCCACGGACGGAATGCCGGGGATGTAAGTCTGATCCACCGAGCCCGGGCGCCAGTCCCACTTCACGTTCGGGAAGTTGTAGTTACCGCTGGCATCGCGAATCGGTGTGTTGTCCAGGTAGATGTCGTAATCGGTCGGGACGCTGTCGAACTCACCCTCGCCCACGGCGATGAGCAGCTTTGCCAGGTTGGTCGAGCGCAGGCTGTCGCTGGCTTCGGTCGGCGACTTCGGCTTGCTGCTGCCGCCCTTCTCGCCGTGGATATCGATCTGTGCTGCTGCGCCCATGCTTTCCTCCAGGCATAAAAAAACCACCTCGCGGGCGGTCGGTGTACTTCTGTCCTGATTACACTTTGTCTTCAGCCAGGATCGAGGCTGAGATGATCATGCCGCCCCACCGACGTTCGCCGATGCAGATCGGTACCGGGTTGCCACTGGCCGTGGTGTTCTTGGCGCTGCCGAAGGCGTAGGACGGAGAGTTCTCGGGGGATGCGCTTTGCTTCAGGCCTGAGGCCTGCGGACTGAGCATTTGGATGACACCGCCGGCAACGAGGGCAATGCCCACCGGGGCCAAAGCCTGAAACCCCGGAATAAACGACGCAGCAATCAGGACTGCGCCGATGATCGTTTGAAGCAGGCCAGCACGCTTGCTGCCGCCAACCACCGGCACGATGCGGATTTCCTGAGCGCCGCCCAGCGCGAAATCCTTCTCAGGCACGTTCTTTCTGTTCCGGAAAATGGCGAAGCGCAGACCGCGCCGCTCCAAGTCTTTGATCGCTGCGTCGAACCCCTCCAGCGTGCACTTCAGCGCCTTGAACGCCTCTCCTACGGAACGACTGCCCAGTTCGCGGTAGTGAACTCGGCCGAACAGTTTAATCAGCGGACCCGATAGAAGAATGGTCGTCATCATTGGCCGGCAATTTGCAGTTGCTGTCACGGTTTTCTCCAGACATAAAAAAACCGCCTTTCGGCGGCTGTTTTTTGGGTGTTCAAAGGCAATCTTTTATCGCCTGCTTCATGTCTCCGCGGCCATAGCCCGGCGACCATGCCATGCGCTGATACAGTGTTACGGTGCTGCCCTTCGGTGCTTTGCGTATATCCAGCAGCTCGTCGGTCATATTGTTGCTCGCGACCAACAATCTGTATCCGTTTTCTGTCTCGGACATTGAGGCATCGCTTCTGGCGTCCTGCCATTTCGGGAAAACACACAGCGCATAACGCTTTGGATCTTTCGCGGTTGCTGCCTTGAAGCTCGGGTCATTTTTCTGAAGATCCCCAGGGGATACACAACCAGCCAACAGCGCTACCGCCAGCGCTCCTACGATCAATTTCATGCAGGTCACTCCTGTGGGAAAGGAAGCAAGATTACACCGGAATGGCGCTGTACGAATCACCAGTAACGCCCAATGATTCGTGCGTAGTAGCGTTGCCGCTCACCCAGCGGAGTCAGCCATGGCTATCGAAGAAGATCTGGCGCGTATTTTTTTGGAAACCCTTGAGAAAACCGAAGTAGGGAAAAAGCTCACCGTAAACTTCAAGGGCCAGCCTCATCCAGTTGACGTGAAATACAGGTTCGCAGGCGGCTGGGTCGTAGAGCAGCGCCTCATACCCGGCATGCCGCTTGAGCTAACCCGGGGGGAGGATGGATTTCTGGAAGGCATTGACATAACCATTCAGCCGAACGAAGGACTGAAGGAACTCAAAGCCGATTGAAGGATTCCCCAGTCCTTTGCCTGCAAGCCCAAGGACTGGGATTGCGCCAATCTCGGCGCGTTTATGACCCGGAGGTCAAATGCAATCAGTAGATCAACGTGTAGCGGTACTGGAGCAAGCCGTAAATACAATGTCGGCCGCAACGCTCAATGCTTTGGGGGCGATTATTAAGGCCGTGACAAAGCTTGATGCAGTAGACAGGCAGGCGTTATGGGATGACCTGGAGGGAGCGAAGTCTGCAGTAATCCCAAATGGCGATCAGGCCAACTACTTACAGATTCTTTCCCTGTTCCAAAAGAACATTTCCTGATCTTGAGTGTGGCGTCGGCAACCTGCTTGCCGGCGCCGTTAGCCCAGACAGCCCCAATCCGAAACCAGCGAAGAGCGTGTCCCCTCGTTCGGTTTTTACCATAATCATTTGCATAGTACTCCTCCTGAAATTCTGCTCGTCATACGGGGTGTTGTGCATCTTTGTGCCTGAGGATCAGGCGTGTTCTGTCGAGCCAAGGTCCGCCGAAGACAATGACTTCTGACGGCCTGCCGTACAGGTGGTGCAGCAGGAACGGCCCGGGGCCGAACGTGGCGGCATCCTCACCCGGCAGCGCAGGATCAGTGCCGAGAAAGATCCCGGCGTGGTTCGGGTAAACGGTGCGCCCCACTTCCATCACGATCATGTCGCCGCGCTGCGGCTGGTCGACGCGGTAGAAGCCGGCCGCCTCGTAGTTCGCCTCGTACAGGCTGATGCTGTCCTTGCTCTCCCACCAACCATCGGCGCGCTTGAAGGCTTCGAACTCCAGCCCCCACTGGCGCTTGTACCAGTCGGCGCACACCTGCCAGCAATCCCAAGCCCCGTGGACGAATGGACGTTTCAGCAGCGGCACTTCGCCGGTCGGCACGATGGTGCGCAGATCGCCTTCCGGCCAGCTCAGGATATGCCAAGGCATCGCGGTCGCTTCGCACATGGCGAGGTCGCGCGGTGACGGCCTGCTGGTTGCGTCCGGATGCGAATGAATTATGCCGATGACTTCGCCCAAGTCTTCGGCCGCCGCGTATTCCTCCGGATCGATCCGGAACTCTTCGTTCGGCTCGATCGAGACGTTGATGCAGGGGAAGTATTGCTGCTTGCGCCCGATCGCCAGCAGCAGCCCGCAACACTCCTTCGGGTACTCGGCTGCCGCGTGCGCCTGGATCGCGTTCAAGATGTGCTTTCGCATGTCAGCTCCGTGCGATCAGGGATACGGCCGGGAAGCCACCGAACGGCAGCGGATTGCCCTCGCCGAAGCGCGGGATGCAGCCCTTGCCCAGCGTGGCGTCGCATTGGTCGAGTTCGGGATTGTCGGTGATGACGCCGTCCTTCGTGACGTACGGCCCGGTGTAGCCACAGTTCGGCCCGCGATATCCGCCGGTGAGACACCAGTGGCAAAGGGTTGTGGCTTGGCGGCCGATCGACTCATTGCCGACGTCGCCCGGACTCGCCAACTCCCAACTGACCGTTTCGCCGTCCTCGTTCGTTTTCTGGTCGATATACCAGACCTCGATCGTCTCTTGGGTTGGGTCAGCCGTTGGATTGCCAGCCGGGAAGTTCGCGGCGTCGAGATATGTGCCCAGCGTGTGCCGCATCGTCAGCTTGAACTCGAGCAAGTCCTCGAACGCCAGACAGAGCGCGGTGATACGCCCATTCACGTTGCCCACGGACAGAGTTGGACGGACCGCTGTGCCGTCGCCGTTCGCCTCAATGCCGTCGATCTGCATGGGCCAGGCGCTGTACTCGTTGCCCTGCCAGTAAATCGCTTTGGCCGGCAGCTGGTCAGCATCAGCTCCAGCGGCAATCAACTCGGCCGGCGTATGCGGTATTGCGTGCCCGTGGAAGCGCAGAACGTCCGCGCCATAGTCCGTGCCGTCCAATTCAAAGAGCAGCACTTCGCTGCCAGGTTCAAGCACCTGGATGTCACTGATCAGCGGCATAGTTGCCCCTTATGGATGGAATGCACGCTCGAACGTGGCAGTGAGTTTGAAAACGCCGCCACCCACCGGAGTGGGCACGGGGTTCTTGCAGGTGAACAGGCCAAGCTGGCCCAGTGGCGTGGTCCACAGAAAGGCTTTCGCGCCGGCATGCCGATCAAAAAAATCCATGACCTGCTTTACCTTGGCTTCAGGTCCGCTGTAGGTGATCGGGTAAGCGTCTTCCTTGTTGTTCGGCCCGTCACCCACGCTCTGCCCATAACCATTGCCGAACTTTGAGGTACGCACCCGATACAAGATCTCAGGCGAGTCACCGTGCTGGGTCGGCCAGTTGAATGTCTCGATGGCCATCAGCCCCTCCCGTTCGTGAGTTTCCAGATTGATCCGCCGGGTTGCAGCGCTCGGGCGATCGCGGTTTCAGCTTCGGCTTTCGCTGCTTGCTGAATGCCTTTGCCAAGCTGCGTCGTGTCTTCTGCGCTGGCCGCGCCGCCAGCGCCTGCGGTTTGTACCGACACTGCGACGGGGAAGTTGTAGACGTTGCCGCCACCACTTCCGCCACCACTGATTGCGCGCACACCCAACTGCCCGCCGGCCGTGCGGGTCAGCGGCATGATCGCCTCTGGCCCCGCCTCGCCCATGACGCCAGTCTGCCCGCCTGCCATCCCGAACGCTGTCGGCTTGCTCACCACGGAGTTGGTGAACGCGGCACCATTGGCGAACATCTGCACGCCATTGGCCCAAGCCCCGCCGTCAGCCTGAAAATAGGCGGACGAGTAACCAGCCTGCGTGGCCCCGAGGTTGGATGACGTTGCGCCAGCGGATCCTGCCGCCAATCCATTACCTGTGCCGCCGCCACCGAAGTAGCTTGCGCCAGCGCCAACCAGAGTGCTCAGCAACGCCGAACTGGCCTGACGGGTCGCGATGCGCGCCATGTCCGCCAGAATCGACTTGGTGAAGTCAGCGAACGACAGCTTCCCGGTCATGGCGAAGTTGACGACTGCGTCTTCCATCGAGCTGAAGGCGTTGCTGAACAGGTCGCGAGTCTGGCCGGCGATGTTGCGCGCGCTTTCCAGATAGTTGCTGAACGCCGAGGTTGCACCATTGCGCCAATCGCTTTGCGCGGCCGACATCTGCTCGTAGTTGCTGAGCACTGTTTCGCTCAGGTCCGTCTCGCTTCTGTTGATCGCGTCAAGCTTGGCCTGGTACTCCTCGGCGCTCATGTTGCGCGCCTTGTCGGCTTTGTCGCGCGCCAGATCCAGACGCTGCTGGTTGGCTCGATCGGCGATTCCGTTCAGTTCGCCATTGATGGCGTTCTCCCGGTCGCCACGGCCCACGCCATCCGCTGCCCGACCGCCAGCGCGCCGCAGGGCTACGTTCTGCTGGTCGAGGGCGTCGGTGTAGACCTTGATCGCCTGCGCCTGCTTGGCGAGCCGGCCCTGCTCGTTCGTCGAGATGACTTCGAGCTCACTGTCGGCTTCCTTCTGAGCCTTGACCATGTTGGCCCTGGCATCAGCGATCTTTTGGTCGAGCTGGATGCGTTGCGCTGCCGATGTACTGGCCTTGCCTTTCGCCGCCTCCAACGAACTGATTTCAGCCTGATACGCGGCGGTTACCTCGTCGCGCTCGTTTCCGATCAGCGCCTGGCGCTTGAGCAGGTAGTCTTCCTGCGTGACCAGCCCAGCCTTCTGCGCGGCTTCCAGTTCCTTCTGGGCGTTTTTGTATTCGCCGAGAATCAGCGACAGCTGGTTTTTCGAGTCGTTGAACTCGGTCAGGTTTACCGCTGAGGTCGCGGCTTTCGGATCCTTGTTCTTGTCGCGGATGTTCTGGATCGTCTTCGAGACAACCGCTTCCTGCACCAGCGGATCGTTCGGGTTCGCCTTGCGCAGCGCCTCGACGTCCCGCTTGTACTCCTTGATCAGCTTGTTGCGCTTCTCCTCGTTGGTGAGGTTCGAATCGCTGATTGCCTTGAGTCGCAGGCTTGCGTCGATCCCGTCACGCTCGGTTTTCGCCCGGTCAGCGTCAGCCTTGGCGCCGGCGGTGATTTCCTCTTTGCGCTTTTGGAGCAGGACAATCTGCTGCTCAAGGAACTTGGTGGACTGGCTATTGGCGCCCAGTTCGTCGCCGAAAAACGACGAGAGAAAGCCCCCGGACTTACGCCCATCGAGGATTTTCTGGTAGTTGGCGATCTGCGAATCGATGGACTGGGTTCGACCAACATCCAGAGTGGCGTCCAGCGCGCCGGCCGCTGCGGCTTTGATCTTCTGCCAAGCGCCTTCAATCAGGCCGAGATTCGCCGTCACCTCTCCGGTTCGGTTTTTGATCGTATCGGCATAAGTGTCGGTAAGCAGCTTGGCCGCCCCGATGGTGTCGCCCTGCTCTTTCAGCGCCACGATCTGCGAATAGACCGAGGCCGTAAGGAAGTTGTACTGGTCGTTCAACTCCTTAGCAGCAGCGACGGGGTCCTTGGCAATCTTCGCGAACTCGGCAATCGTTTCGTCGATGGCTTTGCCAGTGGCCTTTTCCATCTGCAGAGCAGCTTCGGTGATCTCTTCGAAACTGCCGCTTGCGATCTTACCGTTGCCCGCCAGCTTCGCCAGCACCTCGGCAGCAGCGCCAGTGGTGCCGACTGTTGCGCTTACCTGCTCAGCCATTGATGCCAGCTGAGTGGCGCTCGTGCCGGCAGAGTTGCCGGTGAAGATGATTGCCTTGTTGTACTCGTCGGCCTCCTGGCTGCCCTTGTAATAAGCAAGCGTCAGCGCGCCGACAGCCGCAGCAGCGACAGTAAACGGGTTGATCAGGCCGAGAACGTAACCGCCCAGTGCTTTCGCAGCCGGGCCGATGCCGCCGAACATATCTTTGAGCTGTCCGCCCTGTTGGAGCAGCACGGTCAGCGGAGCCTGGCCGCCTTGCAGCGACACCGCGATATCAGTGAACTGCGCCGGCACGCCACGAAGCGCAGCTGCCGTCTGTTTGGCGGTGTTGCCAGTGCGAGTCAGGCTGTCGTCAAAACTGGTCAGATTCGCCCGAGACTGGTCGATCTTCGACTGGTATTCGCTGAAGGTCGACGCATCAAGCGCGCCGAGCTTCTTCTGCTTCGCCAGCTTGTTCTCGAGTTCGTCGAGCCTGCCGAGCGCCTTAACGGTCGGATCGATCTCGCCGAGCAGATCGCTCAGCTCGTCCTTCTGCTTC